TACTTTAAGTGAAGAATGTTTACGCAAGATAATGTTAGCACATAACGTTACTTCACCTTTATTATTCGGTATTGCTTCAAGTAATGGTTTTAGCAGTAATTCCGATGAATTGAAGGACAGTTTTGCACTTTTTTCAAATATGGTCATTAAGCCAATGCAAGAACTTCTAACAGATGCATTTGATGAAATACTTGCATACAACGGCATAAGCTTGAACTTGTACTTTAAGACACTTAAACCACTTGAATTTATAGAAATAGGTGTTCAAGTAGGAACAGAAGAACTTGAAGAAGAAACAGGTGTTGAACTAAGTGCAGATGCAGAAGGTGCAGAACTTATTGCTTTAGGCGAAAAACCCAAAGAAGATTGGTTATTAATTGACGAATACGAAGTAGACTACGACATAGACGACAAAGAAAACGAACTACTATCTTCAGAAGTAAAACTTAGCTTTAAAGACAAGTTAGTGAATCTTGTTTCTACAGGTACTGCAAGACCAAACGCAAAAAGTAAACAAGACGAAGTTATAGACGGCATTAAATTTATAACAAGATATGTTTATGCAGGTAAGATAAGTAGCAATAGTAGAGCATTTTGTAGAAATATGATTAATGCAGACAAAATATATCGTAAAGAAGATATTTTAAGTATGTCTGATAAGATAGTAAATCAAACATACATAAACAAAGAAGGCAAAAGAAAAGGTTTAGGTCCTTACGGTTCGCCATTCGTAAATGTGTGGTTTTATAAAGGCGGTGGTGCGTGTCATCATAGATGGAACAAACAAGTCTATGTAGCTTTTGAAGGCACAGGAATAGACGTAAAAGCAAGACAGATTGCAAGTGCAAAAGCTGCAAAGTATGGTTATGTAATAAAAAACCCAAAGTTAGTAAGTACAAGACCTATAGATATGCCGAATAAAGGATTTATAAAAAAATAAGAAATGGCAAAAGCATTATTAATTTCACGAAATGACGTAGTAAAGTTTACTTCTGTAAACGGTAATGTAGACGTAGACAAGTTTATTCAGTACGTTTCTATAGCACAAGACATACACATACAAGGTATGTTAGGCACTAAGCTTCTTGAAAAGATACAAGCAGAAATAATTGCAGGTACTTTAGCTGATCCGTATTTATCACTTCTTGTTACATACATAAAACCTGCATTAATACACGCAAGTATGTTGGAGTATTTGCCTTTCGCAGCTATTACAATAGGCAACAAAGGCGTATATAAACACGGAGCAGAAAATAGCGAAACGGTAAGCAAAGACGAAATAGACTATTTAGTAGAACGTGAAAGAAAGACTTACGACCATTACAAAGAAAGATTTATAGACTATATTTGTCAGAACAGTACGTTGTTTCCGGAGTACAACGCAAACACAGGAAGTGATATGTACCCAAATACTTACAATAACTTTACAGGATGGGTTTTATGAAGTACAAACCAAAAGCAAAAAACGTTAAACGTTTAGAATTATATTTAAAAAAATACTATGGCAGAAATACGGATAAGCCAATTAACGGCAAAAAGTAGCAACTTAGCAAGTACGGATGAATTTGCCATAGCAGAAAGTGATGGTAGTGGAGGTTTTGTATCTAAGAAAATTAACGGTGCACAGCTCAAAGACAGTACGTTAAATGCACAAACAGTTACTACTTACAACTTAGTTTTAACGGATGCACATAAAACTGTAACGCTAACAAATGGAAGCGCAATAGATGCAAGAATACCTTTAAATAGTGGTACTGCATTTCCTATAGGAACACGAATAGAACTATTACAAGGTGGTGCAGGTCAAGTAACAGTAGCACCAACAGGAGGCGTTACAGTTAATTCAAGTGGTGGTAAAACAAAACTTGCAGCACAATACGCACAAGCAACAATATTAAAAGTGGCTACAGATACTTGGTATTTGTTTGGCGACATAACAACATAAAAAATGGCAGTTACAAACGATTGGGGACAAGGTTCTAAAGAAAATACTATTGATTGGGGACAAGGTGCGATAGACAATACTATTAATTGGGGTAAATCTCAAACAGTAAGTGCAGCAGGAGACACTAATATAACAGGTGATAGTGGCACACCACCTTACACAAATACCAAATCTATATTGCTTGATGGTGTAGACGATTATGTAAGTTGTGGTGATGCAGATAATTTATCTTTTGGAGATGGATCAAGTGATTCGCCTTTCTCTATTTCTGCTTGGATTAAACCCGATGTGACGGCAAGGTTTAGACTTATTTTTAAATACGGCTCAAGTTTAAAAGAATATTTTATGCAGATTGCAGGTGGTGGTAAATTACAGGTCACTCTCTATGACAATAACAATTCTGCAAGTATAGGTAGAAACGGAAACACAAGCATACCTACGGCTTCTTGGTCACACGTTGTAATGACATATAATGGAAGTGGCGCAGCTACAAGAATTAATGTATATTTTAACGGTTCTTTGGATAATTCAACTACAACAGGTAGCGGCTCATATACTGCAATGAGCAACACAAGTGAACCTTTAGAAATAGGTAGGTTTACTTCGGGAAGTTATGCAGATGGACATATTGATGAAGTATCAATATTCAATACAGAACTTTCTGCAACGGACATAGAAAACATTTACAATAGTGGTGCACCTACTGACTTAACAGGTACAAGTGGTCTTGTATCTTGGTGGAGAATGGGAGACGGAGATACTGCACCAACGATTACCGACAATGGTGGTGGAGGCAACAACGCAACAATGAATAACTTTAGTACATTCAGTACAAACGTACCAACATAAAGACGATGAATAAAATAGCAGAAACATACGCAACAATTAACATAGCAGATTTGTCTTTAATTGACTTTTCGCAAATTGAAGAAAATAACGAAAACACGATACGCAAAAGTTTAGACGGTACGCAGTTTGTGATCAAATGGAATACAGAACCAAGCTTTATTACTGACGGAACTGTAGCAATTATACAAGCAATGACACACGCACAAGCAGTTACGCTTATGCAAACTTCTGAATGGAATGCTAAAATAGAAGACGGCTTTGTAAACGAACCTGCAGAAATAGAATAACAATGCACACAAAAGTTTTAGCTATACTATACTTTATTGCAGGTTATATAACTGCGTTTAGTTTGTTCTATAGTAATGCTTTTCACTTAAGATGTATTGGTTGTTTTCTTGCAATTTACCTAACTTACCAACTAACAGAACAACTTGAGCAATGAAAAATGAGTTACTTTTGCTAACAACTAAACTAAACAACTATTCTATGCAATTAATCGCAATTGTTAGCAGCTTCTTTATGCCTATAAGTGGCATACTTATTTTAATCGGTCTATCCGTAATACTTGACACTTTAACAGGTGTATGGAAAGCGCGAAAACTTAAAACGCCTGTCACTTCAAGAAAACTTAGTGCGATCATATCTAAAATACTTTTGTACGAAGTTACTGTAATGCTATTCTACTTAATAGACTACTTTATTTTGAACGACATAGTGTTAACATTTTTTAGTGTTGAACTTATGACAACTAAAATACTTGCTTTAGTTTTAGTAAGTATCGAAGTAATATCTATCAATGAAAATTTTAAAGCGGTTAAAGGCATTGATTTATGGGCATCACTTAAGAACCTATTTGCAAGAGCAAAAGAAGTCACGCAAGACTTCAAAGACATAAATGCGAACGATAAATAAAATTATAATCCATTGCTCAGCTACACCCGAAGGTAGGCATCACGATGTCGCTGATATTAGAAGGTGGCACGTGAATGGTCGTGGATGGTCAGACATTGGCTATCATTACTTAATACATATTGACGGAACAGTTGAAGAAGGTAGACCAATAACAAAAATAGGTGCTCACACGGCACAAGCTAATAGAGGTTCTATCGGTATTTGTTACGTTGGTGGTATGTCTAAGGATATGAAGAAACCGAAGGATACACGAACACAAGCACAGAAAGACAGTCTTATAAAGCTTATGCACGAATTAATATACAAGTACAATAAAGATATGACGATTCACGGACACAACGAATACGCTAATAAAGCTTGTCCAAGTTTTAACGTACAGAAAGAATATGCGAATTTGTAGTCTTATTTGCGTTCTAACGCTGTTTAGTTGTTCTGCTAACCACTATTATCAAAAGGCGCTTAAACGTGGCTTAAAACCTCTTATTTCAAGTGACACAATTCGAATAGCAACAATTGATTCAATTCCTGTAGTTAGACACGACACTATAGTATATGAAAAATATTTTAGTAGCAAAGACACAATAGTACATTATGAAAATGTTTTTGTGCCTAAGACACGTTTAGAAACACGAATCGAATACAAGATACATAGAGACACGATAAGATTAGAAACAAGAGTAGAAGTGCAGAAAGCAAAAGCAAGTAAACAACCTAACTACTTATTATGGGTTTTTCTTATTGTTCTTGTTTTAGCAGCTTTACAGTTGTTTAAGAAATTTATATGAGTACAAACAAACGTTATAGACTTACACCGGATGAAGCAGAAATACTGTTTCGTTATAGAGGTTTAAAAGCAGCTTCAGAAGAAGCAGGTGTAGATGTCAATAGCGTAAAGCACGGATGGCTTAAAACTAAACAAGCAAGTCTATTCTTTAAGAACCCACTACATAAAGACGATGCAGAAAACAAACTTGAAGAACTAAGCAAAAAGCTTGTAGAAGATTTAAAACAATTTGCACCAAAGTTTCCTAAGTTAGTACGCAAAGAAAAAACGAAAGATTATCTACTTGTAATTGATCCGGCAGACATACACATAGGCAAACTTGCAGATTCATTTGAAACAGGTGAAGACTACAACAACCAAATTGCCGTTAAACGTGTCAAAGAAGGCGTACAAGGCATTCTAAACAAAGCACAAGGTTTTCCTATAGATAAAATTTTATTTATCGGCGGTAACGATATTCTACACATAGACACACCACACAAAACTACTGCAGGAACGCCGCAGGACACCGATGGGCAATGGTATTCA